CAGCGCATGACGCACGGTACGGTCCCTCATGCAGTTGCCGTAGATGTGCCGTATCTTCCCGCGTTCGTTGATCGTGAACTCGGTGCAGCCGCTGGTGCGATAGGTCTGGTTGTCGAGCTGGGTCTTAATCCGGTAGAGCTCGGTCAGCCAGCCGTGGTAAAACTTCTGCGGCTCCCGCTTCCATGCGCTCCCCATCATCGAGGCCCGCATGGCGTCGTAAAGAATGTTGGTATCGGCAATATACATAAAATTCCCTGCTTTTGCCGTGTTCCCTTTCGGGTTAAGCCCCGGCTATCGGCTCGTCGTAACTCACCGCATAGGACAGACTGACACGGCGTCAGCCTCGCCGATGAGGCGCTGTCATTTAGGGTTGCCCCAGAGACATCCTTTCCTTTCGCAAATCCGCCATGCCTCTCGTGTGAGGTCTTATCAGGCGGTGCAAAATCCGGGCGAACGCCATTAGAGTTGCTCGCGTTGTTGTTGTTCGCATTGCCGTTGTTGTTGACATTAGCGAAGTTCGTGGACGAGTTGACATCTCGTAGCCACCAGTTCGAACGTACAAAGGATGCCTCACGAAACGGACTGCTCGTCCGGTTTCGCCTTCAGGAAACGATTGGAGGACTGCCGGACGCCCTTCACCAGAGCGATGAGGGCGACGATCCTCTCTGCGAGATTGTCATATTTGTTCTTATTCACGGGAAGCGTCTCGGCGATGAACTGAAGCTCGCTCCGCAGAACGCGGATATGGCCGATGCAGCGATCAAAATGCAGCCGGCGCTCGTTGTATTCTTCCAGCAGCGCCTCCCCGGATGGGAAGATCGAATTGCCGAGCTCGAATTCCATCACGATGTCGCGCCAGATTTGCATGATGACCCGCGTTTCGTCCTCAATGAAGGCGTCATAAAAGCTGTCGTGCTTCGCCTGCATCTTTGCGACGGTGGCCTCCACGTTTTCCTGATCGCGCCGCGCATAGGCGTAACGATCGATCATCTTCTGGTAGCGGTCGGCGTCGTAACCGAAGTCGTTGATGACGGCCTCGGTGATGTCGCGGCGGAGCTGTGTCATCTGCCGTGTCGTTTCAAAGTCATGCTGCTTCCGCTTGCTCTTTGGTACGTTGCTCACTGAATTGCCTCCTGCGTGAATGAAACCCCCACCCACGAGGGGTGGGGATATAGGATTCGCTTACGCTTTGATTGCGAAAGCCGGGCGAACGCCAATAGAGGCGCCCGCGTAGTCGCCGTTCGCAAGGCCGTCGTAGCCGACAAGAGCGAAGGACGTGGACGAGGAGACATCCCGTAGCCACCAGCTCGAACGGTTGGTGATCTTGCTGGGATCGAGAGCGAACAGCGGAAGCTGGCTCTTGTCGATGCCCGTCTCATAGTTCGGCGCGCTGCCCCAGGCGTGGGTTCCGTAGACCATGACTTCGTTCATCAGTTCCACGGTGCTATCGTACCACGACCAGTTGGACGCCTTGTCGCCGGAAATGGCGTTCGTCAGCAGTTCGCGGTGAGACAGGATGTGGGCGCTGCCGAAAGCAGAGTTGATGGTGGACTTCGCTGTGGCGAGGTTGGTGGTGTACATCGCACTGCCGACATAGCCGCCGGAGGTCGTGTTGGACGAGTTCATCTGCGCGTTGTACATCACCGCATCCGGCACCAGAACGACGTGATGCGTGGTGCACTCGGTATCGCCGTCATGCAGCCAGTAGTCAAACGCCGCGATGCGGTAAATCTTGCTGCTGATCTCCCAGTAGTCGCCGATGAACATATCGTTGAAAGTTCCGGCGCTGATCTGCGCGAATTGGTCCGCCGAGACGGAAGTGCCGAGCTTCTTGCCACGGTAGATGCTGTTGTGGAAACCGGCGTTGTCGTTGCCGAGCGTACTGTCGGAGGCAAAAATGCTTTTGCCGACGGTGCCGACGAGCTGAGAATTGATTGCCATGATGTTACTCCCTTCGTTTTATACAGTGGTGTATTGGAAATACAGGTTATACACGCCGTTCTCGTAGACGATGGTGTACGGGCAGGTGCCCGCCGCGCCGTACCAATAGAGCTTGAACTCTCCGTTTTCCTCTACGATCTGGAACACGCTCTCCTGAACGAGCTGCGCGATGGCGTTGTAGGTACCACCGCTGTTGGGAACCCCGGTGCTGTTCTCGGTCGGCGCGGCGTCAAGCGCCTTGTACCCGACATTGCTGCCGTCGCCGTACAGCAGCCCGGTGAAGTTGGTAGGCGTACCGGCGTTGATCGCGGTACCCTGGAATTTGCTGGTTGCCATGTAGCTGTCCTCCTTAAATAGTGGTTCCGTTCTTGACGAGTACGAGCTTCAGCGTGGTGCTGCCGGAGATCAAACCCGAAACGGTAACGGAGCCCGCAGCGGTGGTTACGGTCCACTCGCCCACCTGCGCCACCGGAGTGCCAGGCGAGCAGAGGACCGCCACATGATCGGCGGTGATCGCCGCGTCGCTGACCGTCTGCGGGAGAGTGCTGAACGAAGCGATGTCGATGGTGATGGCATCATCTGGCGTCAGCGTCCCGGTCCGCAGCACACCGGACGAGTCCAGAAACTTCTTGCCGGAAGCCACGTCGCCGGTGCCGGCGGTCGTCTCGGACGGGTCCGCGAAAACGGCGGTGCCGCCCCCGGTCTTGGGAACTTCAATCGACGGAACGTCGGCGTAGGACGCCCCGGCGATGGTAATGTTTTGGGCCATGCTGCCACCTCCTTACGAGATGGAAAGGACTTTGGTAACACCGTCCTGCGAGATGACTGCGGAAGTGAGAGAACCAGCCACGCCGAAGATGGAAACGCCGCTCTTGATGTTCCCGGCTACCAGGTTTGCATCGCCCGCGATGGTCTGCGCTCCGGTCAGGAACGTGCCCTTTGCAAGGGTCTGGTCGGAAGTGGTCGGGGTAATGGTCTGCGCGGCCTGCACGGTCATCTGCTCCGTATCGCTGCCGCTGACCGAGATCGTACCCGCCGTACCGGAGGACACGTAGCCCGCGCTGACGGACGGCGTGACGCTCTGGGAGCCGTTCACGCTGGCCGTGATCTCGCCGGTGTCTTCATCCACGCTGATCGTCGGCGTCACGGTGATCGCGGTGTCGGGCGTGGTGGCCGTGCCGGCGGCAATGGACTTCGATGCAGCAGAGGCGTAATAGCCCGCCGGAGCTGTAACGGTATCGCCGCTGGAGGTCATATCGCTGCCCGTCTTGGTGGGAATGGAGCCGGTGTACTTCGTGCCGTTGGCATAAGCGGTCACGCCGGAGAGCATTTTTCCGCCGCCGTCAAGAGTAGCGTCGCTGGTATCAACGAACTCGGCGGTCCCGCCGCCGCTTTTGGGAATTTCAACGACGGGGACATCGGAGTATGTCACGCCGTTGATGACTACATTTTGCGCCATATTGGGTTCTCCTCCTGTTAATTACGACACGGTGAGTACGGAGCCGTCCCACGTGATGAGCCCGTAGTTGGACGGGATCGGGTTGACCGTGATGTCGCCGAGCACGGTCTTTCCGCTGGTCGCCAAAACCTGCGTATCGGGCGATGGCGTTACCACCGTCGCCCCTTCATAGGGATCGGGAACCTCGCGGATAATGATGGGGTTCCGCATCTCCACCGTCGTCGTTGTATTGCCTGCGACATGGACTCTCATGTCACAACACCTGCCTCATAAACTGCTGCCCGATTTCAATGACGAACGGATCGGTCGCGGCACGGGACACGCCGCCCAGCAGGTTCGTGGCGGTCCAGTTGATCTGCGCCACAGCGGTGCCGTGCCGGAACCGCAGGGTCTCGTCCTGCGTGAGGTACACGGTGAGCTGATAGCCGTTATCCGCAATCGACACCCGGTCGCCGAAAAAGTTGAGCTGCGTTCCGTTTTGGTTGATAGAGACGAACACGTCCGTCGCGCCGTTCAGATTGACGGTCTGATCGTCCAGGGTCATATCGAGCGCGTGTGTGCATCCGGGGACCATTGCCTTCCCTCCTCACCTGACTGGACTGTTAAACTTCGGTGATCTCGCCGAGCACAAGCTGAATGGTCGTGCTGCCGGAGATATTCCCGCTGATCGTAAGGCTGCCGTTCTCGGTTTCCACGGTCCACTCACCCGTCTGCGCGGCAGGGGTGCCGAGGGTCATGTGCAGAACCACGTGCTTATCCGTGATCTTCGAGTTGATGACCGTTCTCGGCAGCTCATTGAGGCTGGGAATTTCCACCAGCAGCATATTTCTGTTGAGAGATGTCACCAGACTGTTGATGTAGTCTCTGGTCTGGTTATGGAGCTTTTGCAGATCGGAGCGGACCTTCGCCTCGGAGGTCTCGTAGGTCGGGAAAACCGTTGCGTCATTCCACCCGGTCGGGGGATCGAAAGCGAAAGGAGAAATCGCCATTCACATCTGCCTCCCTTGGAAGTTGTAGTAGAGCTCCGCCGAAACGAGGGACAGGTCCTGTCCGGCCTCGTTGTTCGACAGACGCATGGAAAAGTGCTTGACGTGGCGGCACATCGGTCTGCGCCGGAACACCATGGCAAAGTTGCTGACGCCGAGAAAGCGGAATGTCAAATCCCGGGGCACCAGCGACCACTGAAGCACGGCCAGCGGTGTCAGGTCATGCCGGTTTTCATAGTCCGTCAGATACTCGATGTCCGCGATGGTGTTGGTGTCGGACCGCACGACGAAGATCGCGCTCACCACGTTCTTCAGCCTGTCGTAGCTCCCCATCATCTGCGTGGCGAACTGATAGGTCTTGTAGATCGCGTTGCCGTAATCGGAAAACAGGCCATCCCGCATCGCCGTTGCGCTGCCCTTCGCGTTCAGGTGATAGAGCAGGTCGGCGTCCCGGATGAAGGCAATGCCGCCGATGTTGGTGTAGAAAAACCAGGACGGGTTCGTCACGTCACTCAGGCGGAAGTCCCACACATAGGCGTTCCCGTTGGCGACGATCCAGTATTGGTCGCGGTAGACCGTGCTGAACACGCTGCCCTCGCCCGCGTACTGCGCGTCATATTGCAGCCCGGGGCGAACGCTGTTGCCGTTGATCTTCTTGCTGATCTCCTCGATGTTGTTTTCGTAGGCCGCAGAGCTGTCCGACACGAAGCAGACGCCGTGCTCGGCGTTGAAATACACGAGGTTATTATCGACGAGCTGGATGCTCCACGGACAGTCGCAGCCGAGACGACTGTTGATCGCCGTATAGGGCATCTCGATCTGAAGCCGGTCGGAGCTGGTCGTGACCGCCCCGAAGCCCGCTCTGCCGACGCCCTTCTTCGAGAACACCACAAGAAAGCCCTGCTGCTTCCCGAAACCCGTGATGGCGCTCTCCGTGTCCCCGGCGAAGTTGTAGTGCTCCATCGGAAAGTAAAACGGGTTCATGGAAAGCTCGTCGTTCCCGCTCCAGAAATAGGCGTTGGGCTGCGCCGGACACCCGCCGAGCACAACGCAGAGGTTCTGATCGCCGCCGTACACGATGGCGTAGGAGCAGTTCATCACAGAGTTGTATGCGTCTGTGCCGGTACTGGTGTAGGTGATCTTCACCGTGTTGGCCTCAAAGGGATTAGGGACAGCCGGCTCATGGCCGGTGAGGAACTTCACACACGCCTGCTCGGGGTAGGACGTGTCGTTGATGTGGACCTCGTAATCAGTCCCCACGGTCTGCGTAACGCCGTCCACGACCACCTTCGTGACCGCGTCCGTCACATTCGAGCCGCCGCCGTAGGGAAGGAAGAATTCCGCCGTGCTGCTCTCGACGCTGTACCAGATCGTCTTGGCCTTGCTCAGGCGGTTCTCCGGCTGGTAGGCGGTTCCGGCGTGGGTCGCTGGATCGGCGTTGATATAGGTCACTGGGATGAACTCGTTTTCCGCCGCCGTGGTGACAGGGAACTTCAGCGGGACAGTAGTGCCCGCCGCATTGTAGGCGATGCGGTAATATCCACCCTTGTTCTTGTACATCAGGTACTCGCCGTAGCGGAAAAAAGTGCCGCGAATGGCCGGAACTCCGGTCTTCAGCACGGTGTAGGCGGGGGTCTGCGCCTTCGGGTCAAAGCACCGAATTTCCTCGCCGACGTGCACGAACGCATAGTCCCAGAACAGCTCGCTGAACGCCGTGTGGCCGACCTCCGTGTCGCTCTCCTGGTCGATGAGCCACGCCTGTCCCTCACGGCAGCCCAGCGTTCCGTCTCGCCAGTGCAGGTTGCGGATGTCCGGGCTCTCGTTGAAATTCAGACGATACGGGAGATCGTAAATGTTCAGGCCACCGTCCAAACGGGAGAAGCTGAAAGTGTGAAGGGTTTTGGCGTTCGGAAGATAAGAGAGGTTCTGTCGGTAGTTCCGGTTGCTCAGTCCGCCGGCCATGCCGTTTTTAGACATAGAACCCATCCTCCCCGTCAAAGCCGCCATACACGTCAAACACATTCTGGATTTCGGTGTACGGCGCCGGGATCAGGCGCGCCAGCTTGTTCTCAAACTCGTTGTACAGCGAGGCGTACCGGAAAGAGTCATCCTCCATCACCAGATGCGCTGCCACATAGTACGGGATCGCCATCTGTACCGTCAGGGGCGCGTCGATGACCGTATCGTCATCCGGGATGCCGGAGAACGGAAGAAGCTGCGGGCGGCGGTAATAGGGCAGCACCACCGGGCGGTCCACAGCCTTCGGGAGCAGGATATGGTCCGGGGGCTCCACACGGTAGCGGGTCCAGATGGAACTTTCACCGCGCCGCTTATCTGCGTCGGGAACCAGCAGGCCGCCGGGGATGATCTCCAGCAGATCGTCCGGCAAAACAAAACGCCAATAATTCCCATAGTCCTCCGCCTTCTCCGGGTCCAGCGTAGTCTGGGACGGATAGCGGTACACCGTGCTGGCGATATACACGAGGCAGTCATTGATAAGGAACGGAATTTTGTTCAGATAGTCCTGCTGGTTGTTATAGCTCGCCGCATACATCGTACCGGCGATGGTGTACTGGCCGATGAGCTGCAAGGAGGCGTCTCGGATTTCGCTGTAAGTCATGTAACAAACCTCCTGTAAAGTCATGTCGCGGGGAGCAGGAATCGAACCTGCACTCACCCGGGGAAGGAGTAAACCCGGGTGATCTTGCCAGTTCCCCGCATGAAAGGGAGAGCGCGTAAGGCGCTCTCCCTAGTGACCTCAACCGATGTTGAGGATGGCGGTGCCGTAAGCCACCGGCTTCTTATCGGTGTCGTTGACCTCGACAACAGCCACAACGGTCTTGCCGGACAGGGAGCCAATCTCAGTGCCAGAAGCGGTGAGAGCGGTCCAGTTGCCGACCGTGATGGCGGAGCCGTAGACGACGGCATCCAGAGAAGCGGCGTCCGCAGCCACCTGATAGTAGAACTTGTTGGCAGAGCTCTCGGGAGCGCCGGGCTCGACGAGGATGGTGCTCTTGCCGGTGTCAGTGGCGGCGGTGGTGACGTTCAGGAGCTTCAGGACAGCCTGGCTGCCGTGATAGTACACGGCGTCGGCCTTCTCGTTGAGGATGAAGGCGTCATAGATCAGGCGGCCCTCAACCAGCCAACCGGAGATGCCGGGAGGGTTGTCGTGGGTCTTGTACTCCTGGAGCTGCTTGGGGGCAGTGCAGGCGCTGGGGTGGGTGATGATGAACGCGCAACCGGCGGGCAGACGGCTGGACGGGACCTTGACGATCCGAATACCGTCGCACTCACCGAGGACGCCCTTAATCACCATCTCCTGAGACTGGTTGCCGTACTTCATAAAGGCCGGGTCCTGCTTCAGGAAATTGGCGAAACGGTAGGAGCAGAAGGCAATACGGCCCTTGTCGGGGACGTTGTGGTTGCCGAGGAACTCCTCACCGTTCAGGAACATCTCGTAGGCGTTGCTCTTGGTGATCGCGGTCGTGGCGAAGTTGCCGCGCGCGGTGGCGGCAGCGGCCAGCTTGGCGAACACATAGGTGTCGAACTCCGGCACACAGACCTCACGGATCTGGCGCGCCAGAGCCTTGCCCGCGTCGGAGACCATCTCGGACTGAATCTTGTCACCCTTGTCGATGATGAAGGTGAAGGAACGGTCCTTGTTGACAGTCAGGGACTGCACGTTGCGGGTCAGGTCGCTGGGGGTACCGTAACGGCTGGAGCCGCTGCGGGAATAGTCGTTCATGGGAACGACGGGGATGGAGTACACGTTGACGGTCTTCTCGCCGGTGAACTTGTACTCGTTGTTGGTAGCCATCATGGCCTGAGACTCTCTGTAGAATCTCTCGTCAACCTGCTTGGCGTAGGCGACGGCAAGGTTCATTCCACCTGCCATTGTTTAATCATCCTTTCGTGATGTCGGCCCGGTGGATCAGAGGGATCAGTCGAGGGAGTTAAAACCTTTCAGGAACGCATCGTTGGCACTGCTGTCCTCCGTGCGTCCGCCCTTGGAAACTCCCGAAACGGGTGCCCTGTCCGCCGAGTCCGCGTTGTTTTTCAAAATGCGGTTCTCTTTGCGGAGCTGCTCCGCTTCGTTGCGGGCTTTCTCCGCTTCGGCTTGGGAGACCATCCGTTCGTGCTCGTTGTACGCCTGGAGCAGAGTGACGCCCGGTCGGTTCGCCAGGACGTAGACCTCTGTGGGTAATTCCTTCCCCATCAGCCCGGGATGCGCGGTCCAAAGCTCGGTGATCTCGGCTTCGTAGTTGCGCTCGGACTTGGTCTGCGCCGGGGCGGTCTCCGGC